CATTATTATTAAATGTTGTATTATCAAATGTAAATGTATTTCTAAGTCTTGTATATGTGTCTGTAATTTTTTCGCCGTTCAGATAAAAGTTAACACTCTTTTCTTCTAACGCATCAAACTTTTCCCAATCAACTGTAAACAACGTTATCGAATCGGTTTCTTGTGTTAAAACTGTGCTATCAACTATTGGTTGTATTCTTTCGTTATTTGTTCTAATCCATCCGTTTTTATATTCGCCGATTTCTTTGTAGAATCCTACATTAACTTTCTTTGAAAATTCTGTTTGACCTTCAGTCCATATAAAAGATTCGTTTTCCCAGTTCCAGTCGAATTGAATATCACCAACGTTATTAATGTTAAGATAACTTAAACTAAATCCAAGTTCCGAGTCTATTGTGCTAGACCCTTCTTTATAAGAAATAAGTTTACTACCGGTGAATGTTGTTCCTGGATATGTTTCTTCGTTAGAAAAACTAATACCATTTTCGTCAAAAACATCAAAAAGAGGTGCTTGATTAACCGATGTTTTAACTTGGCTTTTAACCCAGTTTACACCGTCGAAATGATACATTAATCCTTGGTTATTGCTACCTCTTCTTACTAAGACAGATTCACCTATTACCGATTCCGAATCTTCAGTTTCTCTTAAATTAATTTGTTTGCGTCCGTTATGTGTAATAAATTTTACTTCATAAATTCTATTATTTGCAAGAGTATCTGTATCTGCAATTACTAATACTCGTGCTCCTTCAAACACAAATTCTCCATCTACACTGTAACTTGATTTTCCTTCAATTTTTGAAAATATATCAGTTGTATAATCATCAACATAGTCAACTGTTGACTTAGAATTGATTCCGTGATTGAACAGTTGTACATCAGGGCGAAATTCTATAATAGGTCTTTTAGCTCTTATTGCTTCGTCTGCTGGAAACGATCTTCCTTGCAATGCTAATTCTATTGTACTCTTATGGAACCATCTATTATATCTACTCCAAGGATTTTTATCTTTTGCTCCTCTGTTTATAGTGATATAATCTTTTTGGGACGGAAAACTTGCAGCGTCATCAAACGGTTGCGTGTCAAAACCTTCATTATCGTACAAAACTTCAGGAACTTCTGTTGTTAACACAGGGGCAATCAAGTCATTAAAATTAGTTAATCTTATTCCTTCTCCTACACCTTCGATTAACCAAGCACCTGTAGAATATTTTTCTGGCGTTATGTTTCCTTTAAATTCTACCACAAGTCCGTTTGAAAATTCTACATCGTTACTACTAAGATAATTTTCTTTTCCTAGGACTTCGTTTTCAACGTCGATTGCTGTATTTTCTTCAATGTCAGCAATTTGAAAAATGCCTATCCTAAAAGGGTCTATAGTACTTTGATAGTATAAAATATCCGGCGCATCTAATGGTATTTCAAATGTCAGTGTTCCGTTTTCTATTCCGTTATTTGTAATACCGTTGTCGTAGTTTAATGCAGAAAGTCTTGCTGTTGAATCGACTAATTGCCAATCTTGGCTGTCGATATCTATTGTACTTCCGTCGGCACTAACATCAACCTTGGCTCGCCATAATTTGCCGTCATAAACAGTATAATCACCTACAAAGTATGCTTTGTTTGGGTTATAAAGAAGAGATCCCGTATCGTAATTTGTTCTTATAACAAATCCTTCGCCGGGCGAATTAATATTAAACTTATATGTCTGTCCCCTATATAAAGTTAGGGTTGGATTATTTGTTACTCCGTCAGGAGTAAATAACCAACTTTGTACGCCTTGTCTAACTTTATATGTACTTGTAATTCCTTGACGTTGTCCGTAAACAAAAATTGGTGGTGGTCCTAACGGTAACCAATAATATTCTCTGTAATTGATGAATTTATCCCAGTCAATTGGAGGGTTCCAACTATAATGTTCTTGGAAGTTAAGTTTATCGTCACGTTCTGAATTACTATTAAAAAATTTTAATTGGTTTTTAAAATCTAAATAGTCATAAAAAGATGTAAAATTTTCATTTTCATCTTTTGTTGTTACACCCGGCTCTAATTGATAAGCACTTCTTAAAGAACTATCTGTATCAAGATAAACATTACTACCGGAATATGTTTTTCCATAACGACGACCCATATAACCAACAGTACGTTGTAATTGTCCTGGTTGGATGAGGGGATCTAATGTTCCTGCAAGGAACTTTTCATTAGTTTCAGTTTTAAAAATTGATGGTAGAAAATCTATTGATCTTCTTATAGGTAGTCCACTTTGCGGAAATGCCTTATCTGCCATTATTAATTACTCACTATTGTTCCAGAACTTGCTCTGATTTCTGCTGCTGTAATCGCAGAAACAACTTCAATATCATCAACGGTTGCACCGCTAACAAAAATTTCATCTGGTTTGCTTTGTACTTCAAACAAACTACCAAATGCCTGGGTTGATTGCTTCGGTACAATTACTAAGTTAGTCACATCCGGAGCGACTTGATTTAATACATAGGTATTAAGTTCGCTTAGATAAAACCTATCTCCAAAGTCCCAATTTGAAACATTAAAGAATCTATTAATTGCTGCGATAATTCTAACTTTTAAATCGTTAGTGTTAATAACCTTAGCACTATTTTTTACAACTTTAAATGTTGCTTGTAATTTTTCTTCTGCAGGTCCGCCAAATAATACTTTGTACTTAACTGGATGATAAACAATTTCGTCACTAATTGACTTAATAGCATTCAACGACGATCCAAAACTAACTCTTAAACTGTCTGTAGTTGGGGCGTCTGGTTTGTCTGCAACTCCTAATAAGAACTGTCTATATGCTGTATCGTAAGAACGTGTCAAAAGGTATATATCAATGATGTTACTTACGCTAGGATCAATTCTTCGATCGCTACTTGCATTATGAATATATTCAAATTTTAAATTCCTTCTTCCGAGATTCGCTTTATATGAACTTTCTAAAATAAGAGTGTTTGTTGTTTTGTCGACACGTTTTACTCTATTTTCATTTGGATCGTAAAAATAAATTAAATCCCCATCATCATAATCATTTACATTAACCAATGATTCTTTTTGTACAACTGATATAGGAGTTATGTCTGTATCAATCAATGTATAAATTACAGATCCATAATCATCTGTTGATTCTTGGAAAAATAAGTAACTTAACTCTAAATCTTCTCCGACTATTTCTTCAAAAGATTGCGGATCATCTATAACACCGTCCTGATCAGAATCTGTAAATGCAATTTTAATTTCTTCGTTACTTTCGTATCCGTCATCAAACTTAATAGTATCATCAATTTCAAAGTTAACATCTTTTACCAGCGGATTAATCAGGTCACTACCTGTGTTAATTCCTAGAACTTTAATTTGATCTTTAACTACTTTTCCAAGAGTTGAATTATATGCTCTATCATTAACATCTAAATAAAATCTATTTTCTTCGACACTACCAAATATATAATCCATCTTTCGAATTCGAACCAAATATTCATTTGCTTTCTTTACAAATGCAATCATCCAAGAAGAGTCAATTGCTTCGTTGGAAGTATCTCCTGCTTTACCTAAACTAAATGAATTTGTTAAGTCTAAGTTTGCTGATTGTATAACTTTCCAAGATGCTGTTTCTCTATCGTATCTTAGACCAAAGTTTATATTATTAAAGATATAATTAGACATTTCTGCCTCTAAAGATACTGGAAGATCATTCACAAACTTAGGAACAATCCTAGAAGCAATGGCTCCTGTTGGAATATCGTCACTGACTGATATTGCTCCTCTTCCGGATGATAGAACACCTCTGCCTGCGTTTGTTCCGTCGCCTGATACATTTACAATCTTAGTCCAACGATAACTTGTTTGTTTTGGGTTTGTTGAATCAGCAGTAACAAGTTTACCACCTTCAAATGCTTGGCCTTCCGGGGCGGTAAATTTAATGTTCGCTCCTGGTAAAATATATTTTAGGTTATTAGTAGCATAACTACTTACTTTTAATAATGATCCATCAATAGCATTTTTAAAATAACCTGTTGTTCTATTATATTCAGACGTAACATTTGTCCAAGAAGTGTTATTGTCTGTAAATAAAATTTTACTAAATTTAGTTAGGTAAAAATTATAAACATCTGTGTCACTAAACAATGGTTCGATACTATTTTTTATAAATGCAATTATCTCTGTTCTACCGGTAAATTTAAAAGAAATGTTTCGTTCGCCTTCTTCTTTGTAGATATAACCGTCATCAGCAAAAACTCTTATTGAACTATATTTTCCACTAGCATCAAGTATGTCTAAGTTTCTTGAAATTCCACTCGATGTTCTATTAATTGATTTTACTTTTAAAATATCTTGCGAACTAGAAAGTGGTGCTAGGTTATAATCCTCAGCAGTAATCATTCTATTTTGTGTATAATATGTTGCCGGTGCATTTTGTTTAATAGTATCAATACTTTCAGCAGGTGTTGCTGAACTTACAGTTGATTCTAAACCTAATCCGATTGTTAAAGTATGCTCTACTCCTGCTTTATTAAGATACTTTACATTGATATTAATGCCTTTCATATCTGACGGTAAAACAGAATAACTTAATCCGTTTGAAACTCTATAATATAAACGGAAAGCGCCTTGTGGTAAATTACCGTAAACGCCGTCTGCAAATACTAAATCTATACGATCATTTTCTTTTGTTTCAACATTGTAAATATTTCTAATATTCGCGTTAACACTATTGTAAGCAATATTATTTCCTGTAAGGCTTGAGACTTTTGTCCATAGACCTTGCTGTGCTCCTGTTGCGCTCAATTTATATAACCAAACATCGTCGTTATTAATATTAGGACTATCAATTGCGATTCTTTCGTTCGAAGTAGGTACTGAAATGGAAAAATCTGCTACTTCTAAACTGCCTTGTTTGAACATTAAATAAAAACCAGTATTAGCACTACCTGCACCTTTACCGTCATTTCTATATACAAATCCTAATTGATTTCCTGGGGTTGGTGATTCTTCGTAGATATAACTTCTACCTTTAAAAGATGTGCTAATGATTTCAAAAGCCATACTCTTGCCAGCCACTGATTTATTAAAGGTGTATACCGGAACATCTAGTGTTGTAGTTCTAAAACGATATTGCTCTGAACGTATTCCGTTAATAAGAGCATTACCTTGGCTGCGACCAAATTCTGTATTATCTGCCATTGCAGAATTTAAAATAATTGTAAACTGTTCTGCCCAGTTTGCGTTTGTTGGATCATTCCAACTTATAATTTGATTTGCTATATTTCTACCGTTTCCATCAACAAGATTTTCTGTTGTGCTAACAGTTCTAAATTTTAATAAACCTTGAGCACATTTATTACGTTTTGCATTGTACGAAAGCATACGTGCTAAACGTAGTACACTTTCTTTTCGTTCTGCTAATTCAATAAAGTTTTCACGTGATGCTAAATCAACACGGAATGATAAACTTTGTCCTAAAAACGCAATGGCATCAATAAGTGCTAGATATTCAGATGATTCGATGTAGTCATTGAAATCTTCAGGATAATTTTCCCTTAGATATGTAATAATTACACGACGTAGATTTTCAAAATCATAACTTTTAAAATCCGCATTGCGAAAAGTTTGATAGATTCTTGTCCAATCTTCATTGAGTAATAAATTATTTTGTCTAGCGGTTGTACTCATATATTCTTCCCTATACCGTATTTATTATAGTTCATTAACTACGCAGTTAACTGATCCTTGATGTTGCACTATCAAAATCAAACTTCATACGCTCTTTTAAGTTATAAGGCAAATAAGTAATAACTGCTTCAATTCTAATGCCTTGTTCTGTGCTATCTACTGCCACCGAATCTACCGAAATACGTGGATCGTAATTAATAATTTCTTCTACGTTTTTAGCAATAGTATCTTTTACATCTTGTGTAAAGTTTTCAAATAACATATCCCAAATAATAGTTCCAAAGTTAGGATTCTCTAACTTTTCGCCTTTACGAATATAAAAATGATTTAGAATATCTTGCTTGATAAGTTCAATATCATATAACTTATAACTCTTAGTGGCTTCTTTAGAACTAAAACCTTTATACTTAAAGTCAGCATTTCTTGCATCTCCTACGGATGCTTTTCCTTTTGACAACGTTCTTTTTCTATATGTTGATGCCATTATTCTTCTCCGGTTAATTCTCTGTCTGTATTATCTGGATTTTGTAATTCAGGAGCAAAGTTTTCGTGTAATGCCCACGGTTCGTGCATAGGAACACGCTTCATAATACTTTCTAAAGTGTCTTGTTTAACATATCTTGTACTTGCCCATTCTTGCGTTCCGTCGGTTTCGATAACCTGATGCGTAGCAAGCGGCGAAGCCGCCGCTGCGGTAGCGGCGGTAGGACCATTCATATGAATCTGGGCTGCGGTTTCTGTATGGTTTCCGCCACTTAAAATATCTGTAGTTGTTCCTGCTGTAAACTTATTTGCTTTAACAGTGTTTACATCAAAATTATTTCCTACGGTTATTTTGCCATCTCTGCCAACAACAACATTAGTATCATAAGCACTTTCAAACTGTATTCTTCCACTCACAAATTCTTTGGTGTCAATATCTTTACCTTCGCTATATTGTGCAGTGGCTTTCATATTAATATTGCGCCCTGCTTCGATATTAACGTCTCTATCAGCACGTAAATTAAAATCTGTTTTTGTGTGTACACTTACTGAATCTTCTGCATAAATGTCTATTTTACCATTAGATGTCATTTCAATCCAGGTTGAACCTTTAGAGTTCCCAATGTATATTAAATCTTCTGAATTGTGCATCAATAACTGATGCCCTGTACGTGTTCTTATGCGAACATATTCGTCCTTAGGAATTGTAGGATCACCTTTTTCTCCTGCTTCTAAATCAGCATATGCACCACCTTGTCCTACATCTCCTGCATTTCCTTTACGTTGAAAACGATCATCTCCGTCATCCATTACAAATGTTGTTCCGCCTAGACGACTTACAGGAACAGTTCCAACTGTTGGACTTTGAGCTGTGCCTATTTTTGCACGTTTAGATCCATTACGTTTATCTAGTGGTCCAGGGGTTGAGATACCGAACACTGCGCTTGGTACTTCTCTTCTTGCCGTAGAAGTTGTTGTTCCTCTAACATCATCTTCTAGTAATCCCTGCTTTAAAAATTGATCTGCTATAGGGTGAACTGATTTTTTTAACCTATCTATTTGTGCAAACTGGTCTTCTGCATTTAAAAGTCTATTAACTTCTCCTACAGGTAATGGTTGTTTTGTATTGTATTTCTTTTTATCCTCTTCGCTTAAGATTACATTGGTGCTGGCACCAAGTGCTGGCACCATATAATTAGAATATCTCGGCGGTACACAACCTATCCAGTATCCTTGCGATGGATCACCTTCAATAAAAATAACAATTACCGTTACACCTATGTCAGGTGGAATCATCCACATACCATAAGATTTTTGTGTGTCGCCAAAATCCGCAGGGTTTTTACCCATAAATTCGTACGGTGTTGAACCAAAGAAAGGTGGTGCTGATCTTACAATATAAGATTGTGTGTCGTCGCCTACGGTGTTACCTTGATAACGAAGCAAGGTAACTTTTAAACCTCCCATAAATGTAGGATCTAAATGGCTAACAACTCTTGCAAGGTAAGGACCCGATCCTATACCTGCGCTTTCTTTAGATCTATTATCTGCTGTTGTTCTGCGATTCTGTGCCATTAATTAATACCTTATGCTCCGTCAATGTCGAGATTGTTTCCACTTACACTGCCATCAGTTTCATTAGATTCTGTTCCTGATGGTATTGAAGTAGGACTTGGTGGTACTTCTTGAACTTCTTCGTCATCTTCAAAAAATTCTGCTTCTTGTTCTGCGAGCATTCTAGTTTGTTCACTATCAGGATTAGTATCATATTCTAGTGCTACTTCAAATAACTGATCTTCTGTTACACTAGTTGGTATTGGTTTTTTCTCTCCAATTTTTGTTTGTAGAGCGTTATCTGTATCAATAGGTTGATTCTTAGAGTCTTGTCCTTGCATTCTTATACAGGTTAAATTCTGTGTCCATACATTTCCGTTGAAATTATTCACACATTTAGTTACTCTATATATTCCGCTAAACGGGCTTTCTGTTTCATACTTGGAAAACTGATATGTTCCTGTTTTTTCATCAAAATCTGCAGGAGTTCTAAAGGAAATGTAAATGTAAAGATCGTTACCTTCGTAGTGGGCGGCACCATCTTGATTGATTTGATCTGATCCGTCAGACGGTGGAGAGAAATAATTACCCATACCGCTATCAACCAACCAGTAAGGATCTCCTAACACCTCTAGATTTAATCGAACCAAGTCTGCACTTGAACCATTAATAAAGGCATTATGAAAAGATTCAGCAACTAGTTGTTCTGTTGTTCTTTCACCCGAGCCACCTTTAAATTTATTCTTTAATAATGTTGGATCTCTTCTAATTCTAGATCTTCCAAAGCTCTCTGCTTGAGACTGAGCCGATTTTCCTTTTCCGGTAGGTGTGTTATTTCCTGTTGTTGCACCTACACCATTTTGGTCCGGATTCACTACTGTTACTGTACTTGCTTCTGCAGATGGGTTCATTCCTGCAAAGAATAAATTATTAATTTGTATATCAAATTTTAAAACGTCTGCATTCTGTCCAGTGTAGATATAATTGTATTTCTTAACAATACGTTTTGCCATTTGTCTATATCCGACAGGAGCGGAGTTTGGATTTGAGAAAATTGTATGATGTACTTTATAAGGAACAATTCTATAGATTATTTTTCTAGCATAATCTCCTACTAAATCATCAAACTCTAAAAATTCAATTTGTACATCAATTTTATACCAGGTTATTAAACCATCCGATTTTAAATCAGGTTTTACAAATTTATTTTTAGAATAACTTGAACTGTTTATTACTTGTGTGATTATATCAGTTAATGACATACTTTGTGTAAACTGAAAAGTTCTTTTGGTTCCATCAATTACCATCTTGTCTCTAGTAACTTTTCCTGTTCCTTCTTCTATTACGTCGCCTTCTAACTTAAACGGTACAATACCACCCGAACTTTGGTCAAATCCGAATATTGATTGACCTATTGGATTTTTACCAAAGTCTCCAGTTGCTTGAGATGACGAGTCCGATCCTAAAGACGAGCCACTAACCACCGTTTTTGTCGTAGCAGCATTTAAGTTATTTGTTGCACTTTTTTCTTCTTTTCGTTTTTCGGTTCTAATAAAATCGCTAGATTGTACAGGAAATTGTATTTCGTACACATCAGCAACTCCTATACGTCCTTCTTTTACTAATTTTTTTTCGTTGTCATTTAAAAAAGTACAAAGACTTTTATCACCAGAAACTAGTAATTCTTCTACGGTTCCTTCATCTCCTAATGTTAAAGAGATGTCTTTAAAAAGTGTATTTGTAGTATCTGAATATCCGCCTTGGTTTACTGGAACTGCTGTACACTGATATTCTGAGCCTGCTTCAGTAACTTCAAATGTAACTTTTGTAATGTTTATTGTAAAATATTTTGACTTTACAGTTTTTCTTGATGTTCCGTCTTGATTAAAGCCTACTATGTCTAGTTTTAAAACAAAGGGTGCTCCGGCATAGGTAGTGTATCCTGCTTTTATCGCAGCGTTTTGTAAACTTTGTAATAATAACCCCATACTATAAGGTTCTATAATTTTAAAACTAAATTTTGTTGCGTTTGTGTTACCGGCCTTTGGGTTAGCAGCAATCATATTTGTCATTTCAAAATCATCAACAAAGTATTCAGGGGAACCGTGTATTGTATTTGTTCTGTATTGATCGCCTCGACCTGCGCTTGAAAACACAATACTAGATTCAACTATGGATCCTGTAGTTTCGTTCATATCAAAATCTGCTAGACCAGATAGATCGTTACTTCTATATGAATCAGGTTTATTATATTGTTGAGGAGTTAAACAAGCCAACGACCAAAGTGTATTAAAAGAAGCAAAATCTTCTAAAGGGTTTGGTATTAAGTTTTCTTCTACTTCAGATGATAAATTAGATGAAGTTTTGCCGGCTTCTTCTTTCTGAACTTTAGATTTACCGTTCTCTATTTTATTTGCAGCGGCTTCTTGTTTTAATCCGGTAATCTTATTAGCAATACCTTTAACTATTTTTGTCGGAACATCGACCGGTAAAATATCAGTGCCATCTGGTTTTTTATCTGGTGCTGCTAGATATGAAGCATCGCCGAAATCTTCTTCGTCATCAAAATCTTCAAACTCTTGTTCGTTTATAGAGTAGTCAGAAGTATTACCAAGAGTATCACCTTCGGGTGTTTTTTTAAGAAAAATCGGAACCTTTAAAACCATCTTACACTCCTAAGAATTTTTCTAGGTTAGTCTTTTTAGGGCAATAAATTGAAGTTCCTGGTACAAAATCAAAAATTGGATCTTTTAATACATCCATATTACGTTGAACAAATACCCACCACAACTTTGCGTTTCCGTATAAGTCGTATGCTAACAAATCAGGACGATGTTTATATTGATTTTCAATAGTGTAAAGATAATCGTCGTTTTCTGACGGAACTGGTCTTATATCTAATAATTCTAAATATAAAGAATTTTGTGTTGTAGTATTATACGGTGATGATTTCGAATAAGTTGCCATTATAAGTATCCTGATCCGTCCGGTGAAGTTAGTTTGCCAGCAGCAAAATCTTTAAGACTAAACTGACGCATATTTGATCTGTTGTATATCGGTGTTACTGTGCAACTTATTGTGCTTAAAATAGGTACCCAAGTACTTGTTCCAAACTTATTACATTTAACATAATTTACATCATTAGGAAAATCTACTGTAAAGTTTTTAACTACAACAGGAACATTGTCAAATACACTAGCACCATAACCTGATAGATAACATACTATCGGTGGATTGCCCGCTAGTTCGCCTTGACCGTAAAACATTTTAGTCGCTGTTCTTAAAAACGTTGTGGCGGCAATCCAGTAAGCAGCATCTGTTTCTGTTTCTGCAGGGAATTGACCGCCAATGGAAATATCGTCAACTTTAGAATTTTTATAAGCCTGGAAGGGGTAGTTGTTATGTGTTGGTGATATTTCTGAATAATTTGCACTAGTTGATAATGTTATAGTTGGAAGTACAGGCCAAACTAAACCACCTGTTTTCTTTAACTCTTTCATTAACGGCGATCCGCCAAAGTATGACCAGTTGGCATTTAATCTTACTCTCCAGTCGTCTGCTGGATTCGAATCTAACTTGATCGCTGTACCAGTTTGCTTAAATAGTTCTGCACCCTCCGGAAGATTGGCACCACGTTTGAGACTTAATATATCATTTAATGCACCTGCTGCTTTAGAAATACTACCAGCAAGTCCGCTTACACCGCTTGCTAAGTCTCCCCCTGTAAGTTTACTCAGTGAGGATTTAATCTCTGCTGCGCCTGGAAATTTATCTACTAATCCCGAAGCATCCGAAGCCAACGACGACAGTGCTCCGCCTGCTGCGCCTGCTGCTTTAGTAGCAGAATCAACAACACCAGATATGCCGCCTAAAGTAGATTTAAAATTAGGATCTTCAACGCCGATTCCGTCAATTGTAGTAAATTGCTGGCCGCCAAAATCTATACCTGCTGTTGCTCCATTTAGGCCCGATCCTATTCCGCCTGACAGTTCGTTGATTTTTGCATTTAAATCGGCTTTATCGATTTCAGACTCTGCTGTTTGTAATGCTGCACCAGCATCTTCAGCAAATTTCTTTACAGTGTCTGACACTCCAGACACTAATCCTGCAAATGGATTTTCAGACAAACTAAAGCCAGAACCGCCTTCGCCAAAGCCTAATGCATTTGTCAAATCTTCGTTGAGCTTTCTATTCGCAGCAACTTGTTCTGCAGTGATGCTATTAGGATCACCGCTTTCTTTGTTGATGCGGGCTGCTTCTTCTTCAGGTGTGTTTGGATATGTTTTTCTTGCCATTTTGGTAAAATTAATCCCTTATTACTCTATTTATTCGAGTAATAATATGCTATTATATTAATCTCAAGGAGGTATCTTAGAATATGCAAAAAAGAGTAAATTATTTAAACAACAAAGATCTGTTAAAGGAAATACACAAAAGTAAAAACACTTTTTGTACTTTCACACAACCAGAACACCATCAGTATGACGTTATATTAGACGATATTGATAAAATTAACGTTCGTACTACTGCTGAAGCAAAACGTGCTCAGGCAAAACGTCTATCGCAGATCGCACACGAACAAGCGATGGAAGCGGCTGGTAAAAAGTTGCCTGCTAAAGAATTTGAGATCGACTACAAGAAGATCGCGAAAACTGATGTAGTTTTTCGTATTATGACGTTTGATCATATTCCGGAAGATTCGAAACGTAAAAAGACTAAAAAGACTGTTGCGGATCATCACGTTAAACTTAACTTTCCGCCATTCCAGCATTGGAAGTTTGACGAACACGACAACTTGATTTGTGTAGGAAAAAGCCATTGGTCAGGTGATTTAAGAGATGGTAAATTTGCACTCAAGAAAGGCAAAGCAACCAATGAACTCGCTAAGATGTGGATGAAACTTGTAGAT